TTACTAATTATATCACAAGACATAAAAAAAGGGATGTTGTAATCCCTACATTTTTATTCGGTTTACTCTTCCTTCTTTCCCTTTTTTCCAATGTTGTACTTCTGTTCAAGTATCCATTCACCTTTTTCTTTATATGCAAGAACTTTAATTTGATTTAAAGGTGCAATATTAGAAATTGATTCGGGATTTACTACTTCCAAAAGACCCCAATCGACAAGCAATTTAGCAATTCGATTACGTCTTTGAACATCATTCAGAGTTAAGTTTGCATATTTACCATCAAGGGCAAATAATTCTTTAAAGTGAACGATATAATACTTTCCCTGTTTGTGTAGAATGTGACAAGACTGGTATAGTTTCTTTTCCTTCCTAGAAGCAACTCCAATTCTAGTAAGAGTTTCTCTAATTTTCAGAAAATCATCAGGTTCATTAAGACTAATTTCAACCATTTGATCTTGTGACCATGTTACTTCTGGTTCAGTAGTGGTCATTTTGTTCCTCCAACTTCAAGCTTAGATTTAATAAAATTGATCTGTTCATTATTTAGGATTTTGAGAGCCTGGAACGCCTTTTCATTACTATAACCATAGTAACTTTTTACACATTCTAAGTCACTGATTTTATCCTTACGGAGCCAAGGAGAAAATCTCTTCTGCTTCCTGATGCTATTTAGATAAAATTGATACTGCATGTCTTTGTCAAGATGATGCTTCATGTTCATCTCGTTTGCATACATTACGCAGTCAATAGAACCAGAAAGGCACTTATTTACAATGAATGGAGGATACTGTTTTATACAATCTGGGTCTTCTTCCATCAGATTCTTCTTGAGATGGTTGATGGAGTTCAACCAGTCTTTCAATTCATACTTCATAATTTAATAGAACCAATTCTTTTCTATCGTGCTGATCTTTATTATAAGACCCAACCGATCTCATTGTATATGTATGAGAAAATTCAGCAGCAGTCCAGTCAACAAATCTGTCACGAACAAGTTGATCAGAGTTATAACTGATTAACATTGGTTGCTCTTTGTTTACATTACAATCACTTGCAAACTTATCATGGTCAAATCCTTTATGCATAGATCCTTTCTTTCCATATAAGTTATCTTTGATATCATAAGGAGGATCAAGATATACAAAGATATTACTATCACCATCTAGCATCTCTTCATAAGAAAGATTAGTAATCTTCCAGTTCTTAATAAGTTTAGAATACTCTGGTAGTTTTTCTATTCCTCGCATTGAGAAATTTGACTCGGAAGCAGCGGCAGAAAAGGATGAGGACTCAGTGAGACCAGAAAAAGAGCACTTGTTAACAACATAAAAACTGACGGCACTAAGAACGGGTTCGTTGTCCTTTTCATTCAGATACTCCTTTGCTTGCTCAAATAGTTTTCTAGCACTCACCGGATCAGGATAACGCTGCTTCAATTGAGATAACTCATTACGCATTTCAATGCCATTATCTCTCAACTGAACCCAAAAATTATACAAGTGCTCATACAAATCATTTACCCAAATATTTAAATCAGGATACTTCTTTGTGAGATAAAGAGCAACACTACCACCACCAAGAAAAGGTTCACGATATTCTTTATAATTACTAAGATCAGGAATAAACTGGTCAAGTTTCGTGCAAGCACGACTCTTACCGCCAGGATAACGAATTGGGGTCTTAAGTGCTTTCATAATCAGGTTTATTATATTTCAAAAATTCACGGAAAGTCATTTTCATTTCCTTTTGAGTCATACCACAATGTTCTGCTGCCTTAGGCAGATTCATAGTTGCTCGAAACAAAGCATTATTTGCTTCCTCAACATTCTGTGGTGTGGTCTTATTTTTCATATCAAAGGATAAGTTTCTTTGTATCTGGGGTTGTAAGTGCAGAAGGATTAACCATACGCTCAAACTGCTTAGCAATTTCTCCAGCAGGTTCTGTAATATACATTACAAACTGCTTTGCAAGTTTAATACCCACACTATCTTTATCTTCAAGAGGACACCAAGGAACAAACCCAACAGTTCCATTTGCATTAGGGATTGGACTGATACCTTTATGAATCAGATAATGATCATCACCATCTTCAATCAGGTTACATACAACTTCTTCACCAGAAGTAATCTTAATAAGTTTAATGTTTAATTCCATAATTAGTATTCACTATCAACAGATATTATATCACATACTGGGACTTCATGCATACCCCCAATCAAGTACCAATGCATGATTTGACCATGGTATTCTGGATGAGCAAGATAGTCCGTAGTATATTCGCGTTCTCCCAGATACATAATCTCATTATCCGGGAATAAGTTTTCTCTCATCATTGCTTGGAGTTGCATATGCTGCAACTGAACTTTATCCGGGACCTTCATTAGCGAAACGTACATTCAACCATAATTTCAGTCAACGCTGCCAGAAGATTAATTTCTTGGTCGGCAACAAATGCAATTTGGTACTGATACTTAGCAATAATAAGGACAGCAGCAGCAAGAGAAGGACCGTCCACGGCCGAAGGAAGAGCATCGTAAGTACGACGCAATAATAAACTAGGATCATTGTCCAAATTATTAGTGACCCATTTACGAACTGACGGGTAATCTTTCTCTTTGAGACTTTTGATAAGTTCATTTACCGATACGTCGCTGAAAGACGCGAGAATTGCCGAATCAATCTTACCACCCACGGAGTATCTTTGGCATTCGTTGAGAACACGTCGCCAATCTGGGAAGTGTTTGTTGATAAGTTGGACGAGAACTTTTTGATCGTACTCAACGCCCTCTGCCTTAAGAATAATCCCGAGACGCTGGAAGAACTTTGCTGCAATTGCAGGTTTGTCTTTGGATTTAATTCCGAATTCGACCACTGCACATCGGGAGTGGAGAGGTTCAATGATTTTGTTTTTGTAGTTGCAGGTGAAGATGAATCGGCAGTTGTTATAAAATGCCTCAATATTCGCCCGTAAGAGGAGTTGTACGTCGTGGGTTGTGTTGTCAGCTTCGTCAATAATGATGACTTTGTGCTTCGCGTCAGCAGAAAGAGAGACGGTCGAAGCAAAGTTCTTTGCTTGGTTCCGTACCGTGTCCAAAAATCGTCCTTCATCAGATCCGTTAATAATAATGTAGTCGCAGTTAAGTTCTTCACATAGTGCTCTGGCAATTGTAGTTTTACCCACACCAGATGTTCCACACAGAAGTAGATTAGGGATTTCTCCCTTTGACAGCATATCAGTAAATGTCTTCTTAATGCTGTCGGGAAGAATACAATCTTCAACAGTCTTTGGTCTATAAGATTCCACCCACAAGAATGGTTTATTTTCAGAATGATTCATAGCATAAATAAAAAGGGCCGAAAGTTTTCTGTTATGATTATATACAAAATAACCAACAAAGTAAATGGATATTTTTACATAGGAAAAACATCAAAAACAAAGGAAGAACGATTAAGAAGACATTTCTATAATGCTTCATATGGAGTAGAAACTTATTTTTATCGTGCCATAAGAAAATATGGAAAAGAAAATTTTATTATAGAAGAATTGGAAACCAATATTGATAAAAATAAGATTGATGAAAAAGAAATTCACCACATTTCAAATCTAAATCCAAAATACAATATGACTTCTGGTGGAGATGGTGGAGATACTAGTAAATCTCCAAATTTTATCAAAGCAATCAAAAAACAACATTCAAATCGTTCCCCCGAAAGTTATGCTTCTTACGGAATGAAAGGTAAAAAGCATTCAGAAAAGGCAAAGGAAAAAGTTGCTAAATCAAATTCTTATCCAGTTGTATGTGAAGGAAAAGAATTTCCTTCAATCAAATCTGCGGAAGAGTATTACAAAAATTTAGGAACACCAAAGTCGGTAAGAAAAAGAATTGATAGTCCAAAGTATAAAGACTGGTATAGAATTAGAAAAAAAAGAATTTACAAATAATTCTCACTCCAAAGGTCTCACAAATTCATTAGTAATAATGCTTTCAGCATTAAACATCATCTCCATATATTTTACACCCTTTTTAGGTTTAGTATGATCTCCACATGTAAAAATATCACATACTGCCATACCAGTCTCTGGCCAGGTATGAATGCTGATATGAGATTCAGCAAGCATAGCAACACAAGTTACACCTTGAGGATCAAACTTGTGCGAATGTAGTGCAAGCAAAGTTGACTTACACTTTTTAGATGTTGCATAAACTACATCCCTAATAAACGTTTCATCATTAAGGAGGTCTTTTGTGCAACCCTTCAGAGTAAAAAGAATATGTTTCATTAGACCCACTCTGGTTTACGATGAGGAAGTTTGAGATAATTATCCTTCACCCATGGTTTAGATGCAATGTACATCTTGTATTTGTCGTAAATATCAATACTCGTATCATGCTTGAACTCATCAGGTCCAGCAAAGACAAACGGTTTAGGACCCTTCCCAGAGCGTCCTGTGGGGTCTCCTGTGGGGAGAATCTC